TCGGGAATCCTCCGGCAGTCTGGCAGCTGTGGAGATATGCGAATAATAAATCGAAACGGGAGCGGCTTTACGGTTTTGCGGAGAAGACGGTGGCCTGCCAGTTTCCGCTTTTCAGTGAGTCTGTGCATGTGATCGATCCGGAGAAGATCCCGGCGGAGGGGACGAATTACCAGGTGATCGACCCGACGCCGGGCGGCCGTCCGTTTTTTATGATCTGGATCCGGGTGACGAAGTTCGCGCGGTATATCTATCGGGAATGGCCGCAGGCTGATCCGTCGCCGGATGACGGGGTTCCTTTCGGAAACTGGGCGGAACCGAGCGGGCGGAGGAATGGAATTAATGACGGCGATTTTGCAGAGGCTGCGGATCCGATCGGCTGGGGAGTTGACCGTTATGTGAGGGAGTTTGCCCGGCTGGAACGGTGGAAGGACGGCTGGGAGGAGCGGATTCCGGTGGCGGAAGAGCTGAGTGACCGGGCTGCGTACGGAACGGAAGAGGATCGGGGATGGAATAAGATTGCGCGTTATGAGGCGGCGGCGGATGGCGGGGAGGTTCTGCGCCCGGATGACGGGGCGGAAGAAGAGATTGAGCTGCGGCTGATTGACAGCCGTGCGGCGAGCAGCCCGAAGATTGAACATAACCGGCTGACGACGCTGTATGAAATGTTTGCGGAGACGGGGCTTGAAATGCAGCTGACGGAGGGCACGGAGGTGGATGAGCGGGTTCGGCTGGTGAATCATGCGCTGTATTATGAATCAGGATCAGACGGGAAGGAGGGCCTTGCGCCGAGGCTGTTTGTTTCTGCGAGGTGCCGGAATGTGATTTTTGCGATGCAGAACTGGAAGGGTGCGGAGGGTCTGAAGGGGGCGACGAAGGACCCCTGTGACTGCGTGGGATACGGGGAGGCGGCCATGCTCGAATATGTTGAGCCGCGAACGGCACGCGGTCCGTTTTATGACGGCGGCGGGAGTCCGTATTGAAGGATGAACGGCAAGGAGATGAGATGAACGGTGATCTGATGCGACGTGGAGAGGTGCTGAAGCGGCTGGGGGTGGATGTTTCGACGTTGAAGGCGATGGTGGAAAGCCCGGATGTTCCGCTGGGGAGCGTGCGATTGGTTCCGGGCGGCCAGCGGTTTTTTGTGCGCGAGCAGGTGGAGGCGCTGCGGCGGCAGATTGCGGAGCAGGCGGAGGGCGGGTTGAAACGTGAACCCTGAAAGCTGAAATGTGAATTTTAAAAACGGAGGAAAGAATGATGAGTGATGAAGAACGGGACGGGATTGACCAGGTGACGGGAGACGGCGGAGCGAAGAAGGTTCCCGGGCCGACGCTGACGGAGCTGAAGGATGAGGTTACGCAGATTGCCGAGAGCATTAATGAGAGCGCGGATGTTTACGATATCCGGCACTGCCGCTGGGATAACCAGAGTCCTGACGGTCGCAAGCGGAAGGAGTTTTTTAAGGGCGGTAAGCCGCCGCGTCCGTTTGATGGAGCGACAGATGCGAGGGTGCGTGATGCGGATATGATTATTAATGAGCAGGTGCAGCTGGTCACGATGGCGAGTGTTCTGTCTGTGCTGCGGGTGAAGCCGACGGGGGAGGAGGATAGTGAGGCGGCGGCTAATCTGCAGGTTGTGCTGGATTATTATCTGGAGAATGTTCTCGGTTTCCGCTGGATGCGCGAGCTGATGCGGCTGGCTAATTTTGTTTTCGGGGAGACGCCCGGTGCGGCGGTGCTGGGACTGGAATGGATTAGAGAAGAAGCGCTTGAACTGCGTGATTTGAGGTTGTCTGAGCTGCGGATGATGTGGGTGACGGCGCGGATGATTGAGGGCGGGATGACGCCTGCTGCGCAGTATTCTGACGGAACGGAGCAGGCCCGGCTGGCGGAGGCGCTGCGGGGAAGTGCCGCGGAGTTTGAGGCGGCGCTGCTTGATCCGGGATACGGTGCGGAGGCGCTGGAGCAGATGGTGGTTGAGTTTTTTCCGGATGTGAGGCCGTCGCGGGCGAAGTCGATGGTGGCTGAGGTCCGTGAACAGGTGGCGCGCGGTGTGAATCCAGATGAAATTTCTGTTTCTTTTCCGCAGCCGTATGTCCGGCGGGATGAACCGCAGGTGACTGCGCTGCAGTGCGGCCGGGATATTTTCCTGCCGACGGATACGAGTAATTTCGAGGATGCCTGGGGATATTTTACATCGGAGCTGCTGACACGGGCGGAGGTGGAGAGCCGGGCGGCGGCGGACGGCTGGAATGAGTCGGCGGTGAAGCAGATTCTTGGTTCCGGGGTTGATGATGCGGATGACCGGGCGGGTGCGCTGGGAAAGATTACGTTTAAGAAGCGTGTGTATAAGGACGGGCGGGTGGTTGCGGAGGATGATCCGTCGTGCCGGAACCGGTATGAGATTATGACGGCGGTTCTGCGGGCGACGAATGATGAGGGGATTCCCGGAGTTTATACGGTGAAGTTTTCGATGTATGCGGAGCAGGCGCTGACGGAACGGGAGTTGAGGACGGAGAAGCACGGTTCGTATCCGGGTGTCGGGTTCGCGCGGGAATATATTGACCGGTATTTTATGAACAGCCGGGGGGTGTGTGCGCTGCAGGAGTCGGCGCAGGGTCTGTCGAAGCTGTATCTGGATACGACGGGTGACAATGCGCAGTATACCGGTGTTCCGCCGATTGTGAGCCGCAACCGGACGGGAGCGGGACAGATGTATGTTTCCCCGATGGAGGAAATCAGGGTTCGCCGTGACGGGGATGTGAAGTGGATGAATGCGCCGGCGTTTCCGTCGGCGGCAGTCCGGATGTTCGATGTTCTGGAACGGATCCGGGATGATTACTGGGGCCGCGCGAACGGGAATCTGCCGGCGGGCAGGTCGCAGGCGGCGGAGCGGTTCAAGGCGATGATCTGGCTGGGGCAGCTGCAGGATGCGCATCGAATGCTGGCGCAGCTGGTGCAGCAGTATGCGCCGGAAGAGACGGTGCAGCGTCTGCTGAACGGTCGCGGGAAGCTGGAGCGCAGCCGGGCGGATATCCAGGGCCATTTTGATTATTCTCTGGTGTTTGATACGGATGTGCTGAATCCGGAGACGCTGGAGAAGAAGCTGAATATGATGAAGAATCTGCTGCTGGCGATGGATCATGAGAAGACGGTGGATACGGCGCCGATTGTGAAGTTTTATATGTATATGCTGAATCCGGAGGTGGCGCGTTCGGCGGTGCGTTCGACGGAAGACGCCGAACAGAGCGAGATGCAGAGTGAGGCGCAGGCGTATCAGATGATCCGCGCCGGAATTGAGCCGCCGATGCCGACGGACGGAAGTATTAATCCGCCGGTGAGACTGGCGTTTTATGAACAGATGCAGCGGCAGAATCCGCAGGTGTTTGCCGATATGGGCGAGGATAAGCAGGTGCTGCTTCAGCAGCGGATTCAATATCTGCAGCATCAGCAGCAGCAGGCGGAGAATGCCCAGACGGGACGGACGGGAGTTGCGGCGGCGACGCAGGGCGGAATGATGTCGGGTCTGGTGCGGGGGTGAAGGGGAGAGAGACCTGAGACCTGAAATGTGAAACGTGAAATGTGAAACCTGAAATGTGAAATGTGAGAGGTGGAATGATGAGTTTGTTCAGAATGAGAAGAAGGGAGCGGCGGCTGCTGCCGCCGAAGACGAAGGCGGAAATTACGGCGGCGTTCCGCCGGTCGAAGGATGATGAGGTGTTTGAGTCGATTCTGCATGTGATCGAAGCCCGGGCGGTTGTTTATTCGGCGGATGCCGGCATGGAGGCGCTGCCGGCTGAAATCGCGAAGGCGAACGCCCGGGCGGCTTTCGCGCTGCGGGATCTGTATGGGTATCTGCAGGAGCTGCGCGACGCGGCAGGCAGCGCGGATGACAAACGGACGGATGATCTGATGGAGGAGGTGGCGGAGGGATGATTGAGATTGCGGACTGCGGGAGGCGGCATGACGGCTGTTAAAAGAGGGGGAAAGAGGGGGAAAGAGGGGGAATCGGGTTTGAGTCTCTTGTTTTTTTAATTTTTTGTTGACAGCCTGGTGTTCATGAAGAACGCCCTGCATAAACAGAACGGTCGGACGGGAGGGTTTCCTGTTCGGCCGTTCTGTGTTTTTACGGGGAACATCCTTAACGCTGAGGAACAGCGGAACCCTAACATGAAGGTGTAAAAGTCATGGAAGTGAGTGAGATTCATTCTTTGGAAGACCTTGAACAGCACGCTGCCGATCTGGAAGCGGTTGAGACGCCGGAAGAGCCGGATGTGACGCCGGAAGAGCCGGATGTGACGCCGGAAGAGCCGGTCGAGACGCCGGAAGAGCCGGTCGAGACGCCGGAAGAGCCGGATGTGACGCCGGAAGAGCCGGATGTGACGCCGGAAGAGCCGGTTGAGACGCCGGAAGATGGTGATGAATATGTGTCCCTGGACGATCTGAAGAAGGGACAGAAACATATTAACCAGAAGATCGGCAGTTATGTGCGCCGGCGCATTGAGGCGGAAACGAAGGCACAGGAGGCGGCTGATGAGGCCCGCGCTTTGCGGGAAAAGAATGCGGCGCTTGAACGTGAGCAGCAATCCGGGGTGATGGCGGCGGCGGGGATTGATCCGCTGATGGGCATGGATGCGCAGGGGCTGAAGGCCGAAGAGGGTACTCTGTGGGCGGCGAAGCGTTTTACGGAGGAGCACCTGAATGATCCGGACGGAGTGGATGTGGATGACGGCCGCGGGAATACGGTGCATTTCACGCAGGAGCAGGTTCAGGCGCGTCATGCTGAGGTGGAGGAAAAGCTGTTTCGTGTTCTGCCGCAGGCGCGCAGTGCGGCTGCGGAGCGGGAGCGCAGTGAGACGGCAACCCGGACGGTGTATCCGGAGCTGTTTGACCCGCGCAATGAGCTGTCTCCGGTTTTAGGAAAGGCGCGCGAGATTATGCCGTCGCTGAATCGTCTGCCGAACGGCAGTGCCCTGGTGGGCGATATGATTGCGGGGGCGCTGGTGCGTGAAGCGCTGGGTGCTGACGGTGCCGCTGTGCTGCCGAAGCTGAAGGCTCTGCTGAAGGGTGCAAAGCCGACGGGTGGAAAGCCGGTTGCCGAAGTGAAGCCGAAGAAGGGTGTTCCGCCGTCGCCGTCTGTTACGCCGAAGCCGAAGCCGAAGCCGAAGCCGGCGGGAGCGGGAGGATATTCCGCCGACCGGGTGAAGACAGAAGGTACGTTTGAGGCCCTCGAAGAGGAATCCCTGAAAGAGATGTGAAAAAAATAAATTTAACCCGCGCTGCGGGAAGGAGAAGAGAGAATGCCTGGAATATATGAAGCGGATCGCGCGGTTCCGATGCCGGATATCGGCGAGGAGCTGTTTAATGTTGAGAGCTATGACACGCCGTTTGTGTCGGGAATCAAGAAGGGCGACGCCCTGAAGAATATGCTGACGGACTGGGAAGTGGAGTCGTATGACGATACTGAGCTGGAGGGTGTTGTGGACGGTGCGGATGTGACGGATTTCGGCGGCCAGAACCGCGAGGCGATGGAGGCCTATGCGATGCAGCAGCGCGAGACCTGGATGGTGACGAAGCAGCGCGAGCTGACGTCGACGGCGGGGGTGAAGAATGAAAAGAATCACCAAAGCCTGGTGGCACTGACGAAGTTGAAGTTGAAGATGGAGCGCACGGCTCTCTCCGATATGGAAATGCGGCGCGGGAACAAGGTGGAGGCTTATCGTCTGCGGTCGGTATGGAACTGGCTGTCGGCAACGGCACAGGCGGTTAAACCGGTCCCGGAGGCGTTCCGTCCGTCGGCTGACTGCTGGTATACGGGAACGCTGGCGAATTTTACGTCGGATGTGTTTGAGGAGATGCTGGGAACGGCGGCGGATCAGATCGGCCGGGCGGTGGATCTGGACGGGCAGGTCGGTCGGCAGCTGAAGAGCAAGATGAGCAAGTGGGGTCAGCTGGTTTCTGTCGGTGACGGTGAAGCATCGACGGTGCGGCGCAATGAGGACGCATCGAGCCGGAAGATGGAGCGGATTATTAATGTGTTCGAGTTCGAGAGCGGTATTGTGCGCAATCATCTGAACTTTAATCTGCTGTGCGCTATTGCTACCGGAAAGCCGACGGCCTACACGCCGAAGTCGGGGGTCTGGCTGAGCAATAAGATGTGGCGCAGGCGCTATCTGCAGGCGCCGAAGCGGTTTGACCTTACGGATGCCGGGGGCGGACCGCGGGGTTATGCGGATGTGCTGTGGATGCTGTTTAACGGGAATCCGCTGGGCCAGCTGGCGATGAAGAGCAACAGCTGAATGTGATGCCGCGCCGTCCGGCGCGGCGCACGGTGACCGGTTAATGATTATCAACAGGGAGAAAAGCAAATGGATATTCGGGGAT